ACGTACATGGTGGTGCTATGTGGGCTAGATTGCCACTGACCGCACTAGTAGCTGATACACCGTTGGATGAATGGCCTGATGAGTTACCACCATATTTAGCACAGCCTTGGGATTGCATGTCTCATACACACTCAGTGTATAAACTAGAGAGAGCATCCCCAGCACCTTGGATAGCTAAGATAGACAATGAGTTCTATCCTGCGAAATACTACTTTACTGTAGATTATACAGATAACGAAGTAGCAGATGACCCTGCCCAGCACAAACAATCACACGTGTTGGAGTTACTGGATGCAGGAAAATATACTGGTAACATGGTTGCGTTACCCAATAACAGAGTGAGAGTAACTCACCCAGCTTGGTTTGAAACTGGACAAGGCGCTCCAGACTTTAGACCAAATCAACATATATACAACTCAAAAGAAAACGTAGACTATGTATGGGATACGCAACGAGTTTTCAACAATCTTTATAGCGAGGGCGAAGAGAAATGATGAAGAAAAAAGGATATGCTAAAGGTGGCATGAAGAAAAAAGGTTACGCTAAAGGTGGTGGACCACTAAAGATGGTAATGAAGAATGGAAAAAAAGTTCCATTCTATGCTGCTGATGGTAAAGGTAAAATGTATGGCGGTGGCATGGCTATGAAAAAGAAAGGCATGGCTAAAGGTGGTATGAAGAAGATGAACAGAGGTGGCTTCTTAGCTCCTGCTGCTAGACCACTAAAGAAAAAAGGCATGGCTAAAGGTGGTAAAAAATAGCATAACGGCTATTCCAAATTAGCAGTACTATAGCGCTAACATTTGTGTATAACTACCCTTGTACAAACAAGGAGAAAGTACATGAAACATTTTTTAAAACGCATGTGGAATAACCACGTAATCAGACAACAAAAACGTGCAGACTTTAGAATGCTACACATGCTGTCTGATAGAGAACTAAATGATCTAGGAATAGGTAGATCAGAAATAAGGAACGCAATTTATGGCAAGGACGTTAACTGAAAGACAACAAAGGTTCTTGGATGTATTATTTGATGATGCTGGAGGTGACGTTGTAGCTGCTAAGAAGTTAGCTGGCTATGGTGACAACTCCAGCACAACAGCAATAGTGGAGGCTCTTAAGGACTTACTTTGCTCGCACTGCCCCGAAAGCTGCTTATGCTCTTATGGGGGCTTTGCAAGATCCCACTCAGTTGGGTATCAAAGAAAAAATGATAGCCGCCAAAGATGTGCTTGACAGAGCAGGTCTTGGCAAAGTAGACAAAGTAGATGTCACCAGCGGTGGTGGCATTTTCTATTTACCACCTAAAGAAGGTACAAACGAATAATACCTCAAAGAGAATTGGGATTCTGGCAGCTACCTCTGCCCCCCAAGAACCACAACAAAGAATGGCATGTAATAGCTAGGACAACTGTAAAGGTTCCCTTTGGCTATGAAGTGCATCCAGAAAATGATAGGCTACTTGTTCCAGTAGAACATGAGCTAGAAGCGTTAGAGCTTGCAAAACAACACCTCAAGCAGTATAGTTACAGAGCAGTAGCGCAGTGGTTGAGTAAAGAAACTGACCGATACATTTCACATATGGGTCTAAAGAAGAGAATAGAAGTTGAGCAAAAACGTAGAAAAGCATCTGCAATTAAGCGTAAGCTTGCCAAGTGGCTCGAAGAAACGCTCTCGCAAATCGAGAAGCTCGAAAAGCAAGGGGTCGGAGCATACTCAGAAGCCAGCGGAAATCGAAACCCCCCAGATTCCAGCGCAGGTAGTAGCACCTGAGTATGACGTAGAAGAAGCACAGAAGGTTGTATTCAAACCTAACGAGGGTCCACAAACAACTTTCTTGAGTTCTTCTGAACGAGAAGTTCTGTACGGAGGGGCTGCTGGTGGTGGTAAGTCATACGCTATGCTTGCAGATCCACTACATGGCTTAAATGATCCTAACTTCTCTGGACTCCTTGTACGACACACAACTGAAGAACTAAGGGAACTTATACAGAAATCACAGGAGTTGTATCCACGTGCAGTTCCAGGAATCAAATGGTCAGAGCGTAAATCACAATGGGTATCTCCTAAAGGTGGAAGACTGTGGATGTCTTATCTGGATAAGGATACCGATGTCACACGCTACCAAGGACAGGCTTTTAACTGGATTGG